GACCTCCACTGCTACAGTGGTTGCTGATAAAGTCATAGTACCCCTGCACTCCCATCAAGAAGGTAAGAGCGTATCTATTGTGAACGCTGCCTCCTCTGCAAAACTTAGGGGCGAAGTTATCCCTATAGCTGAGGATCTTGGAGTGTTTTACCATCGTGGCGCTGTTGCATGTGGCAAAGGTTGGAGAATGGAAGTTCCCACAACTGGCATTGCCATGCAATTAGGTTTTAAGTCACAGGATGAGGTAGAGCCGTCACATGGAGTTGGATTTTATTCCTCCAACGGACTCTACGATGCCCCTACTGAGGCTGGTAACTGTGGTGGTCCTGTCGTATCATGCACATCGGGTGCACTTGTAGGCTTTCACATCGCTGGTAGCGATAATGTGAATCGTTTTGTGCCGCTCACTGAGGAGCTCATTGCTAAACTCAAGATGAGCGAGCCCGTGCTTTCAAGCACGCTTTTTCAGTAACTCCCCCGGCCCCTTCCACTCTTATGGAAGAGGGAAGGGAGTTCTGGGGGCGTTACCCACTGGAATTTCAAGCGGGAATTTCAGCGCGAGCCTACATCTCACCGCTTCATGAAAAGATGCTTAAACAACATTATTTCCCAGTAGTTGGTAGTGTTCCTAAACACTTTGTCGGCAAGAATCGCCGCCACCTGGATTTTAATGTAGCGCGTTTTGAGGACGATACCCACAAAGAAGTGGATCGCGACGCGTGGGGTTTGCCAACCCCTAATTTGGAAGCATCATATATATCATTGGCGAAATATGCTAAGGATGTTTATCCTTTGTCCCCCAAAATGGTGGCTGATTTGAATACAGCCTTTAAGTGGACTGAACGCCAATTTTCACCCGTTATGTCGCATTCGCGAGTAAAAACCCTGGATGAAGTAGTAGTTGGACTAGATATGTCCACCTCGCCAGGTTGGCCTTGGGTAGGCAAATACAAAACCAAACGAGCCATGGTTGATGAATGGAAAGATTTCCACAAATACATGGAAGAGGATTGGGAACGGTTGAAAGATCCAAATTGGACCGCCGTATTCGGTAACTCTCTCAAAGAAGAGATCCGACCAGTTGAAAAGATTACACAAAATTCAATTCGAACATTCACAGCTGGACCCATAGAAGCCACAATCCACGGCAATCGTCTATTTGAAGATATGAACCAAAAGTTTTACGACGCCCACCTTCGTGTTGCTAGCGTCGTTGGGTTCAGCCCTCTGAAAGGGGGTTGGGACGATTTGTACCGTAAATTAGCCAAGTTTAAGCAAGGATTCGCTTTGGACGAAAGTCAGTATGACTCGTCATTGCGCGCTTACTTGATGTGGAGTTGTGCTCAGTTT